TCATAAGTAATACCTGCTCACCGGACGATAGAGCATCAAAGGTGACGAGGTTAGAGTCGGAGTTTCTCAATAGGATGAAACGTAATTCCGATATTGGATTATTATTGGGCATAGCGACACGATAAGGTAATCCAAAGTCATGTAGGGCGTCACTTACGCGTTGCCAAGGTGGTTCACCATAACGATCAAAAAACGCTTCCTCACTTAACGCAAGCGAGGTACCGTTTTCTTCATCCACAAGCTTTTGCCATCGGTTAAGCCATACACGGTCGCGGTAATTCGCAAATATCTGCGTTATCTTCGGTTGAAAAGCCGCCTCTGGCTGCCAATCTACCATGTTCGCAATCAGACCGGGTGATGCGTACAAGAGTAATGTTTCAAGAGAGTCATTGTCGTAATGATGTTTCTTAATGTGCGGAAACAAAAAGGCCTTTAAGCACTGTCCAGCATATTGGAGAGCGACCGGAAAATCCTCCAAGACTACAGTCCGAGACCCAACCGTAGCCTCATGCGGATTTCTAGAAAAGTTGTGCCAAGCCTCCTCCGAGTCTCCGAGCCGAAATCCAACCTCACGCTCAAGAACATCGTCGATCGCATCGCGGTAGTGTTGGCGTAACACAATGAATTCGGCGTTGACTTCATGCGCCTCGCGCTGATTGGTGGGCTGGCCGAGTAATGCGTTTGCATTCGCCTGCACGAAGCCAGTTAAACCGGGCGGCGGAGGATCCGTATTTTTAATTAGAACTATATCGGTATCGGGAATTGCCGAATAGTATCCAGTCGAATTGACAGGATCTAAGTATGCCTGCACATCACCCTGCGCTATGCCGCGCAGTAATCGGCTTTTTCCGGCTCCGTTTAAGCCAACAATTACCGACAACGGTTCCAGTTCGACGGCGGGAAATGGCAGAATGGGGCCGAAAGCCCTTGGATTCTCAATTCGCATTCGTCGAGTTGCCTCTCACCAGTTTAATCCGAACCGCCGATACGTTTCGATCTACATGGAGGTATGCTTCGAGGGAGTTTCCCAACCAACTGGTTCTTGGCGGGGCATGGGTTTCTGAAGGAGTTAGACGCGCCGCCCAATGAATACCACCCGCCCAACCAGCGTCACCTCTTCGCCGTGCACCTCTTCGTCGCTCACCCGATCGTTGTCCGACTGGATGATGATAGTTTGCCCGCGCGCGCGGAGGCGTTTGATCATGCCGATTTCGCCGACGGCCAGCGCCCAGATCGCGTCCTGCTCGTCGAGCTTGCGGCGCGAACGGTCGATGATCACCATGTCGCGGTCGCGGATCGTGGGGTCCATTGAATCGCCCCGGCCGCGCGCGATCGTCAGCAGGGCGGGGGGCGATGACGTGATCGATTCGACCCACAGCCGCGGGAAATGGTGGACCTGTTCCTCGACGTAGTCGGAGGTGAAGGTGCCGCCCATGCCATAGTCCTGGTCGATCTCCGCGATCGGCACGAGGTCAAGATGTTCTGCGATATCCCGCACCGTTGGGGCAGGCACTGCCCCCTCGGCCGGGTCGTCAGTCTCGTCCGACAGATACGCAGGAGTCGTGCGCAGTTCACGAGCAATTTGGTGGAGGTGCTTCGACCCTGATGCGGACCCGATGAGCAGCTTGTAGACTGACGTCTGTGAAATGCCGACGCGACGCCCCAGCTCGGACTGACTGAGCCCCAGCGCTTCCATACGCTCACGAAGGCGACCTGCGTTCAACACGTGGTGACGCTACATCTTCGGTTGTAGTTATCGACCGTCTTTTTGCCGTTGACGACGCTATGCCCTAGGTTGTAGCAGACCGCTATGCAGAACAGCTCTCCCATTGAATCGCTATCAGCCGCAGTACATCGCTGCGGCTCGCAGTCCGCTTTTGCGCGACTTTGCGGTGTTTCGCAGACTGCGGTCTGGAAATGGCTCCAGAGCGGTAAGCGTCTCCCCGCTGAGTATGTGCTTGTCGTTGAACGCGAAACCGGCGTCTCCCGTCATCTCCTGCGTCCCGACATCTATCCGCTGACCGACACCCTGCCGCCGCTCCCTGATGAGGCGGTCGTATCGCGCGAGTTCGCGTCGGACCATTGCAATCGGCACGACATTTTGCAGCGGAGCGCGGCAGCGTGACCAAGGCGCGTATTCCGGGCAGTTTCGAAGCCGCGGTGATGAAGGTGCTCAAGCAGATCGGCCCCGTCGCGACCGGTAAGGCCGTCGAGCGCTGCCCGCGCACCATTTACGAATGGTCCGACCCCGATAGCGATACACTGCCGACCCTGCTTCAGGCGGTCGCGCTCGATGCCGCGCATCGCCTTGGCGGCGGAGAGGACGCGCCCTTTCGCGATGCCCTCGGCTACCAGGCCGAAATCGAGGTGGATCGGCAGGCCCCGTGCCGGTCGGCGCTGGCGACCGATACGATCGAACTCATCCGCGAATCCGGCGAACTGCACGCCGCCCTTTTTGTCGTCGGCCAGCCCGGCGCCTCCCTGCACGACCATCGTCGCGCGATGGTCGAGGCGCAGCAGGTCGACGGCGTCCTGCGCCGCATCCGTTGGCGCCTGCCCAGCTTCCTTCGTCCCGTCACGTCGATGGGGCCGGGGAGGGCCGGGGGAATCCATCCATGACCAAAAAACGAAACTACACGCCGCGCGTACCCGCCATGCAATGTCCGCACTGCCTGACGCGCTCTATCGCCTATGACTCGGTCAAGATCGACGTCTTCACCCGCGAGATCCGCTACGTGTGCCAGGACGCCGATTGCGGTCACACCTTCGTCGGTCAGCTCAGCGTGTTTCGCACCGTACGGCCCAGCATGAAGCCGAACCCGGCGATCACGCTGCCGATGGGACAGTGGCGGTCGAAGCCCGCCAATGATGATCAGCGCGAACCCGCCAACGACGATTATCCCGACGCCGCGGAGGTGACGCCATCGCCCGGCTGACGCCCTGATCTGATCCATTGATCAGCGCGTCCGATCGCGCGCGACCGACCCACGCCATTCCCCCGTCCTGCCGGAAGTACCCGCTTCCGGTGCCGCTACCCCCTTGTCTGAAAGGATTGCCCGATGATCCATGCCCACGCCCGCGCCTTCGTCACCCCCAATCGCCGCGCCGATCGCGCCGCCTCGGCTGACGCCGCGCCGCTGCTGCCCGCCGCCTATTTGCGCCTTCGTCGGGAGGCGGCGGGCCGCTCCATTGCCGACGTCGCACAAATCATCGCCGCCGTTGATCCGACCGTGAACGCCGCGTTGAAAATTGACATGCTGACCGCGCTGGTCGCTAGTCTCGAGGCCCCCGGCGTCATCGCCCGTCATCCCGAAACGCTCGTGGCCCTGCGCACTGCCTTCGCTTTCGACCCTGACGTCTATCGCCAGCTGGCGACCGAGCCCGCGCATCGCCACCCGCGTATCTGTCGCGGTTGCGGCTGCAGCCTTTGGGATCCGTGCACCGACGGTGACCACGCCTGCGCCTGGGCGAACGACGCCGCCTGCACCCGCTGTCTGCCCGGTGCCGCCTCGCTGGCGTGCGGCCAATGAGCGCCGCCGTGCCCCGCGCCGCCGCCTCTCGTCGCCGCCGCGCGCTTCGCGCGCTGACCATCGCGTTGACCGTCGTCGCGGCGATCCCGATCGGCCTGGTCCTCCTGGCCGCGAGCGTGGTGGGGGAGCGGCGCTGATGATCGCTAGTCTCGCCACCATGATCTTCGTCGGTGCTGCGTCCGCCGCGATCGGCACCATTGTCGTCACGATCGTGCCACAGCACGACCGCATCCTGCGCATCATCGCGCAGGGGCTGGCGGCGCAATGACGTGCCGCGCACCGACAGTCGCGACGACGCCACCGGCATCGGACATGGCGACCGCTTCGTCTACCTCGGTCCCGGCCAGCGGCGGGGGCAGCATGGCGACGTGCTCGCAACGCGGCGCTGCCACGCAACCGTCCGGTTCGACGACGGCTGCGCCATGCTCTGCCTCGCCGCCGACATCCACCCGATCCGCCGTCGTCCAGCGCCGATGTTCTGATCCTGCCCGCGCTCTTGGCGAATGCAATTCTACAAGAGCCGACGATGGCGCGACCGACGTTTGCATCGTCTCCACCGCAATTGCCATGACATGCGATCGCCCGAACCGTCCGCCGCACCCCGCAGAACCGGTCGGCGCGCGTGGCCTGGAAGCGACCTGTTCCCAGAACCGGGAACAGCAACGCGGCATGCCGATCGAGATGGTGCGTATCATGGGCCTCGATACCGCCGCCGATATGCTGGGGAAGGGGGCCCTTGCCGACGACCTCGGCATCAGCGTCCGCGCGCTGAACTTCAAGATCAACGCCGAACGCGGCATCTGCGATTCGGACGTGATCGCCACCGTCCGCGCGCTCGAAGACCGCGCGCAGAAACTGCTCACGCACGCGGCCAAGCTGCGCGCGACGATCTCCGCAGGGCAGGGTTGATGGCGCGCGCTACCCTGACGATGAGCCTCCGCGCGCTCGAGGTGATCCGCGATGGTGACGCCCGTATGCTGCTGCAGGCTGACAAGCCCGCGTCGGCGGTGGCGCACACCGCCATCATCGACAACGCCATTGATGCCGCGCTGGCGCTGGCGGTCGCCGTCAAGGCGGCTGCCGCAGGCGACCCGTACGCCGCACGGCGCGCGGTGCGCGACCTTGGTCTCGATGAGGTCGAGGTGAAGCCGTGACACCAAGCGACCCCACCGCCGATCAGGTCGCCGTTGACCAGGCTGTCATCGGACGATGCGCCTGCGCCGAATGCACCCGCCTCGATGCCCGAAACCCGGTCGACGGGTGGCAGCATCGGCTTCCCCTTGTCGAACCGACCCCCGCTATAAATCACGAAAGGAACGACCATGGCTAGCGCGCTTGCTGGCACCCTCTTCGACCTCGATCGCCGCCTGACGCGCAAGATCGAAACTGAAAAGGCGATCCAGATCACCCCGACCGACCTCGAATGGTTCGTCGCGTCCGGGGCTATCGACACATTCCGGGCCTTCGTGGCCGCACAGCAGAGGAAATTATGCGCCGAACGCCGCGCCCTAAGGCAATCTATCAGCGAGGGGACTTCCGCCTCTACCGCCGTCCAGACCGCGCCAACCTCGAAATCGTCTGGTACGATCCAGCCATTCGACGCGAACGAAGCGCTTCGGCAGGCACAGGCGATGACCGGCAGGCCCGGTTAGAGGTCGACCGCCGGTATCTTGCCGCTACAGGCTCACCGATCTGCTCGGGATGCGGGCGCCCCTTCGACGGCCAGTCGGCCCCGCTGCTCACCCGCGCCATCACCGATTATCTGCTGTTGGGGGAGGACAAGGCGGGTTTCAAGGCAACGCGGGGGCGGCTCAGCCTTGCGGTCGAATATATCGCCGCGACCGACGTGACCGTCACCGTGGCCGGCATCGATGAACGCTGGGTCGAGGGCTTCCGCAAATGGCTTGCCACCAAACCGATCGTCGCGCCCAAAAGCGGCATCACCCGCGAACGCTCGATCGGCCATATCGAAGGCTGCGTCCGCCAGCTCGCCGCCGCGATCAGCGCGACCCCGGGGCAAAAGGCGCAGTTCAAGGCCGAACAGACGATCCGCGTGTCGGCCTCGCCGCGCTACCGCGCCGACGTGCCCATGCTCGCGGCGATGTTTCGCTATTGCCTCGAACCGTCCGGCCCCAAAATCCGCAGTCCCAAGGAACGCGACGTTTACATCGGTTACCGCGCCAACCTGCTGCGCTATCTCCGTGCGGCAGTTGCCACCTGGGCCCGGCCCGAAGAGATCGCGGATCTGCGCGGCGATCAATATATCCCCAGCGCGGGCGCGCTCGACCTCAACCCGCGCGGTCGGCGTCAGACCCGCAAATACCGCGGCGTCGTACCCGTTCCGCGCCAGTTCGCCCCCGACCTCGCCGCGACGCGCGGCAACTACATGCCCATCGTCAATATCCGCGGCGCATGGGACAGCATGCGCGCAGAAATCGGCCTTCCCGCTGATCGCGGCGAGGCTGGCTGGAAACTGGTCCGCCGATCGATGGCGACGCTCGCCCGACGTCGGATCGGGGAGGCCAATTGGCGTCAGGGTGAAATGATGCTCGGCCACGTCCGCGCCTCGACCAGCGACATCTACGCCCTCCGCGATCCCGCCAACCTCGGCCTCGCGCTCGCGGCAACAGAATCCATCATCGACGACATCTGCCACCTGGTCCCCGGCGCATTTTACCGCACCGACACCGCAAACGATGCGTCACCACAACCAAACAAAGGAAAAGAAAATGGCTGATTTCTGCGGTGGAGCGGGTGAAGGGAATCGAACCCTCGTCGTAAGCTTGGGAAGCTTCTGCTCTACCATTGAGCTACACCCGCAGGACCTTGTCGGTGCCCGCCGTCATCTGCGCTCGCGGGCCGATCGGTCGGGCGCGAATTGCGGGCTCGCATCTAGCCGGGCTGATGGCCGGGTGCAAGTGCGATTGCTTGGCGGTCAGCCGTCCGTTTCCAACGCGGCGAACCACGCGGCATAGCCGGTGTTGCGCGCCATTTTGCGCGTCAGGTCGGGGGAGCCGTCATCCCACCAGACGGGGCCGCGTTCGCCAAGCGCGATCTTGGCGGCGTTGACTCCTGCTCGTGCAGACGACAGCGCCAGCGCGTCCTTCGTGCGCAGTGCACGGCCTACGGCGCGGCGTGCGTCCATCAACGCGTCAACGCGTTCGTGGCGAACAGCGTCGGATAGCGCGGGGTCCGATCGCCGCCACAGCCGCCCGCGCACGACGATGTACCGGCCATCGGGCGTCACTGGCGGCGAGGCAGTGGTTGCCCGACCGTCAGAGCGCTTCGATGACATGGCGCAGGCGATCGACCCGGGCGATTGGGTCGTCGATCCGTTCGCGCAAGAGCCAGCGGTCGTCCGAGCGATCGAAGGGGGAGGGCAGCACGGCCTTGGTATCGACCATCGTGACCGCCATCGCCGCAGGACCGGCATCGATCTGACGAACCCCCACGGCAGCGGCAAGCGCCGCGAGTCGGGCGGTGTCGAGCAAGTGCAGCGCCGCCTCCGGTGCGGGGCCGAACCGGTCCTCTATCTCCGCCTGAAACCGGTCGATCTCACCGATGTCGCCAAGGTGCGCGAGTTGACCATAAAGCGACAGTCGTACGTCGATCTCTGGCACCCAATCCTCGGGCAAGCGCCCCGCCATGCCCAGCGAGAGCGCCGGCTGCCACCGGTCCGCCGCCTCGCCGCGCAACGCATGGCCGAGCAGATGCTGGTACAGATCCACCCCAATCAGCTTCATATGCCCCGCCTGTTCTTCGCCGATCAGGTCGCCCGCACCGCGCATATCGAGATCGCGCGCGCTGATCGCGAAGCCCGCGCCGAGATGATCGAGCGCCTGCAGCGTGCGCAGCCGCTTCAACGTCGCCTCTGCGATGGTCGCGTCGCCATCGGTCAGCAGCATGATCTGTCCCCGGCGGCGACCGCGGCCGACACGACCGCGCAGTTGATGGAGTTGGGACAGGCCGAACCGGTCGGCGTGATGCACGATCATCGTGTTCGCGCGCGGCACATCCAGCCCCGCCTCGATGATGTTGGTGGCGAGCAGAACGTCGCCGTCGCCCGCCGCAAATCCGGTCATCGCATCGTCGAGTGCGCCGACGTCCATCTTGCCGTGGGCAACGACGACTCCCAGCGCGGGTGCGACACGCCGCAGCTGGTCGGCCATCGGCTCGATATCTTCGATCCTCGGCACGACGACAAAGCTTTGGCCGCCGCTCGTCCGCTCGCGGAGGAGCGCACGTCGTATGTCGTCATCGGCCAGCACGCCGACCGTCGTGCGGATCGGCTGGCGGCGCGCGGG